CAGCCTTCGCAACACGCGCTGCTGGCCAAGGACCGCTCCTGCGACAGTCGCAAGGTCGCCTGTCGGCCCGACCGCCAGGTCAGCGCCGAATTGGTGCCGCAGATCGGGCATGGATGTGGTTCGTCCTCAGTCCTGCGAGTTGGGGATCGCGCCCCAGTTTGCGTGCGTGTGCCCGTCGTACCGTTCGCGTAGGCGTGCGAGCGATCCTTGTCGGTCATACACGTCACCGTCGACATGAAGGTCGCCCTGGACCCGCACCGTACCATCGTTGCGTAGCTGTACTGCCGCACCGCTCCGATGTATCAGCCACAATTCGCCTGCCGGTGCCGCCGGGGGTCGTGACGCATCGCTGAAAGTCGCGCCCACGATCACGCCATGCTCGGCGTCGCCTTCCTGCGGCACCACCAGCACCTGCTGGCCGGGCTCGGGGAGACATACGACCCCCCAACCCGCCCCGGTCCAGGACGACAGCACCGGCAGCCAGCCCGTCAGCACGCCCTCCGGCTGCAGAGCCACCCGCGCCGCATAGCGCGCAGGATCGACGCTGGCCACCAGGCCGAAGCGCGGCTGCCCGTTGCCACGATCCAATGACGCCGCCTGTGCCTTCAGCGTGTTCAGGAACCGGTCCATACCGCGATCACCTTGTCTGCGGGTGCCGTCGCCTCATCCGGACTCCCCGCATTCCGCGCGTGCAGCCGCTGCGTGAAGCCGCCCGACTGGGCAAACCGACGCTCAACCCCGTCCAACCAATAGCTACGGTCGAACTCCGTGCCGGTCCCCTGCAGGAGGATCTGCTGCCGTGGAGCGAGAGAAAGTTCCCCTGGCATTTCCGCCACCACCACCCGCTCATGACGAGTCAGCTCTGCAAGCCTTCGCTGCGCAAGCTTCAGAGCCTCGTCCGGTGTGAGGTTCGGCACGATGTAGACGTAGCGCTTCACCTGCCCGGGCGCACCGCGCGATCGCCGCGTGCGCGCCGTCTGCACGTAGGAGTGCGCGGTTCGGCTGTGCCAGCTCTTTATTGTCACTTCGATGTCACACGCCAGCGTGAGCGCTCGTTCGATTCGCAGAGAAATCAAATCCGCTTGCCGCAAAATTACCGGTGCCGGCGGCGGGTCTGGTGCCCGAAAGCACAGCGTCGTTCCGCTTACCCACACGTCGAACCCCTCGTACTGCGCCAGCGCGACCAGCAGATCCCACTCGGTGGTGGCGCGCGCGAAGCCGCCCAACACGATCCTGTCGTGCTCGAGCTGCCAGTAGCGTCCCACTGGGGTCGTCGTAGGCTGCGCATCAGCATCAAGCCCGTGCCGGCCGGCCAGTATCGTCGCAATTTCGCTCGCCGTCCGGTTGGCGAAAGTTTCCTGCGTGCGGGCCTCGATCAGTCCAGCGCTGAGGTCGCGCCCCCGCATCCGCAGCACGTTCCGCAAAGGCTCAACTTCGATTATATCGATGGCGCCACGCAGCATGCGGCGATAGCCACCGCCAAGCGAAATATCGATGTCGATCAGTACACTGTCCTGCGCCGACCACCATGCCGCGCCTCGGCTCGGATCCGCCGACAAGGCCAGGCCGACGCTGAAATGATCTGCCGCATAGTGGTTGTTGCTTCCAACCTCGGCCTCGAAGGCGCCGGGCACCAGCACACCATTTGCCATCACGCGGAGCTGCGGTTGCCTTACCGCGGAGACCAGGTGGAACAACTCGCTACTGAGCTGCAACCCCGCCTCCCGTGTCAGGATCGCGCGAAGGTATGCGCAGCGTCACGATCCCTCGCAGCATTGGATCAGACAGGCCGTTGAGCCGTGCGATCCGAATCCACTGAGTTGCATCGCCAAGCTGGTCCGAAGCGATTCGAAACAGATTGCCGCCAGTCACGGTGATCGTGCGCATGCCATCTCACCCCTCGGCGTTAGCAAGGTTTGCTTCGGCGCGTCGCACATAGCCGCGCCCGTTCGCCAACGACGCGAGTTGCCCCGCGAGGCCCGTGGTCTCGTTCAACCCGCTGACACCGGCGCCCGTTGCATCACCCATTCGGGTTTCGGTCACCGCCATCTGCGCATCAAACTGCGCTGAGGTGGCAGCCAGGGCGCTCCGCGAACTGCTGTAGGCCGCGCTGCCCCGCGTCGTCGTTTCGTTGACCGCGATCGAGGACATGGCCGCGCCGAGTCCGATCCCGGTGCCATAGCCATCCGCCATCGCAAGATCCCCATTCAGAGAGGAGGCGAGCGACAGCACCGCTTCCACGGCGCCCTCGACCTCGTCACGCAGCACCTTGCAGATGATACGATATGGAATCCAGTTCTGCCGCACATAATCGGCCTGAAAGTCTGCAATCAGAACACTGTAGAAGTACCAGTTCCAGGTCAGCGGCCAAACCGCTCCGTTGGCCCGCATAAGGTCCAACGCGCGCGCCCGCAGCGTCGCGTCCTCGCCGGCAAAGACGCCGCACCAGGTGATGTCGGCATCGTCGCGCCCCAGCGCGTCGATCACCCGTGCCCCGCTGGCCAGCCGGTGCACCGACAGACGCTGCGCGCCTCCCCAGCGTATCCGTTCGGGCATTTCGAAGCTCTGGAACAGGATCGGACCAAGCAGCAGCGCAGCTTCGGACATGGGTCAGGTTCCGTGCATGGAGCCGGGCCACGCCAAGCCCAGCCTCGAATCGAATCCGGTAACGCCGGTCTGTGGACGATTCGCCTCTCTTGCGAGATGGTCCGACAGCCAACGCCCCACCCGCGCGCCGTCAAGGTACACGTCGCCCTGTACCGGTCCAGTCGAGGCCGGCGACGCGACCGGGGCCGCCGCCGCCGGTGGCGGTGGCGATGCCGCAGGCGGTGGCGCGAGCCGCGGCGGCGCCTCAAACCTGGGCGCAGCCTCGCCCCCTGTCAGAGGCAGTGGAGGACGAAGTGGCTCCCCCCCGCCCGGTCGCGCAGGATGCTGATGAATCGCCACCATTCCGTCCGCCCGTCCCGAGACCTGCGCCGCCTCACGCTCGAAGGCGGTGACTGCGGTTCCTTGCGCTGCAGCGCCGGGGGTGTCGTTGACCGCGACCGCGCCAGGCGGCGGCGCGGGTGCGAAGTCGGCGTAGCGCATCATCGCCCGGGACCGGGCAGGCTCCGCGGCAGGCGCGACGCGCTCGGGTAGCGACGTTACGACAGGAACCGCACCGGACGCTGTCACTGGCGCCCGAGGAGCCGGTACCTCTTGGGGAGGCGTTGCCCGCACCGAGCCCCAAACCGGAAGGACGTCATCAAGAACCTGCGGCGGAAGGGGTGGTGGCGCTTTCGAACTCTCCACAACCGCCGGCGCTGTCACACGCAACGGCGAAATGCCCCCCGGCGCCTCCAGCATCGCAACATCCGCACGCTCCGGCCGATCGAACCGCTCCGGGGCCGGCTCCCGGACCCCCACCTGCGGCCGCGCTTGCTGGCGAACCGGCTGCCCCACCGCCGCCGGCGCCGCCAGTCCCGCTCCCAGCTCGCGCAACGCCTGCAGGTTTCCCGTCGTTGTCGCGAGCGCCCGATCGAATGTCGCAAGATCCCGACCGACCGCCAGGAGTCCGCCGGACACGCCATTCTCCAGCACTATGCGGATTCCAACGACATATGCGTCCTCCATCACGGCCTCCCCAGCGCGTCCGCCACTGCGTCGCGAACCGCAGTCGCAACGCCGGCCGCATGCGCGGTAGCGACGCTGCGCAACACGGGTGCAGGTGCCTCACCAACTGTGCCTGCCTCGCGCCGGAGCAGTGCGACAGAATCCGATCCAATCACAATGCCATTCTCGCCCGACGACACATCAAGATGGACGCCGGTCGCAAGTTCCGCCGTCGCCGCGATCAACTCGGCCTGCGCCGCAAGCGCAACCCGGGCGACCGCCTCGACGTCCACCCGCTCGACAACGCGTGCCAACTCGCGCAGGCTCATGCCCGTTCCTTCCAACGCATCGCGGCAAAGTCGAAGTCACCACCGTCGAGCGTCCCAAGCGCGACGACCCAGGCGAGCCGTTCGTCAGCCGGCAGACTGAACGCCACGTCAAACGGCACCCCGTTCCGGACCAGGTAAAGGCAGTCCACCAGATCGGGGTGCCGGCTCAGTTTCCCGCGAGGTCTCCAGAAACTGCCGGCGCGGCGGCATCGTCCAGTGCGGCTGCGATCACGGCCAGGCCTTGGTCGCCGAGCCTGGACACCAGCGTCTCGATCTGCGCTTCGGTCACCGGCGCCGGTACCGGAACATCGTCAATCGCCGCCACCGAGCATGCCAGCACGGCCATCCCGAGCCACGGCTGGTTCTGTGCAAGAACAGGCCCCGCCGCCTTGAACAGGCGAAGCTTATCCAACGCATTCAGCTTC